TCAACTGCGTGGCTCGGCTGCGCTGGCCCAGCTTAGCGACATGGTGATTGGATTGGAGCGTGACCAGCAAGCGACGGACGAGACGGAGCGCCACATTTCCACACTGCGTGTACTTAAGAACCGCTACTCTGGACGAACCGGACCCGCGGGTCACCTGTCGTTTGACATGGAGACGTGTAGACTACAGTCAGTGCATGACTTCACTGAGGCAGACATGCAATGACAGTAGTTGGCTTAGTCGGCTACCCGAATACGGGTAAGGATACTCTTGCCGCAGAGCTATGCGACAAGTATGGCTACCAACGGTTTGCTTTTGGTGACGCAGTAAAGGAACTGTTGCTTGAGCTTGACCCCCACTACCAGAAAAGCCTGTGGGTTCTGGAGCGCAACAAGCGAGACAACTCATTCCACACTAGGGAGAAGTTGCAGAACCTCGGGCAGTTCATGCGGGAGGTAGATAAGGACTATTGGATTAACAAGCTAAACAATGCTGGCGTTCCGATGAATGCTGTCTTCACTGATATCCGATATGAGAATGAGCTTGCGTTTGTCCGCAGGAATTTCGGTGGTGTTATCTTCGGCGTGAGCCGCACTGGTTCTGGTCCAGTTAACGACCATGCCAGCGAACGCAACACAACTGAACTACTTAAGTACGTAGACTACACTATCGAAAATGAAGGGACGCCAAGCGAAGCAGCCGATGACATCCGAACTAAACTCGACTATCATCTTCGACATCGAGACGACTCCTCTACCTGAGGCGGATCACCTCTGGCTTATTACTCTTATTGATCTACATGAAGAAGAGAAAGTCTGCGCGTACCACGACAACCCTGAGTTGGAACGAACTGGTACGATTGAAGACGGGCTGCAACGTCTCGCGTCAGCTAAGAAACTTGTCGGCCACAACATTCAAGGCTTTGACTTGCCGCGCCTCGAATGGATCTGTGGATTCAAACACAGCGCGGAGTTGGTTGATACTCTCGTCGCTTCAAGACTTGTCTACAGTGACCTCCGCGAGAAAGACTATTCTCGCTGGCCTAAAGGACATGAGTGTGCAAGGCACACCGGAAGCCACAGCCTCGGAGCCTGGGGACACAGACTTGAAGTAGCTAAGGGTGACTACACTGGTGACTTCCTCAAGCTAGATGAAGAGATGCTGGTGTATGGTAAGCAAGATGTGGTAGTCACGCTTGCCTTGTATAAACACTTGGAGCCTAGACTGCCTCGATTTCAAGCGGACGGCTTCACTACTCTTCAACTCGAACAGGCGTTCTCGATTGAGATGGAGGCGCTAGGTAAGCAGGGGGTATGCTTCGACGTAGACGGGGCCGAGGACCTGCTGGCCCAACTGTACCCACGCAAGTTAAAGCTAGAGGCTAAGCTTGCCAAGGCGTTCCCGCCTAAGAAGATTCTGTACGCGATCAACAAGCGTACAGGTAAACGAGCGCAGCGCCGTAATTCAGAAGGCCAACTGGTAGACTACCGGGAGGAGCCGTTCAACCCCGGCTCAAGGCTGGAGCTTGCGCGGCGTCTACAATCTAAGTATGGCTGGGTCCCTTCACAGTTTACTGATGATGGGAAGCAGCGGCCTGCGATGGTGGAAGAGATCATGCTGCAACTAGCAGACATGTACGAAGAAGCCAAGTGGGCAGCAGAGTTGTACATTGTTAATGCACGCATCGGTATCCTTGAAGAGGGAAGGGGTAGCTATCTTAACCTAGTTAAGGATGGCCGCATCCATGCGCGGACCATGCACATCGGTACTATTACCCACCGCTGTAGCCATTCGCGCCCCAACCTTGGCAACCCGACCAGTGTACGCAAGCCGTGGGGTAAGGAGATCCGCAGCCTCTTTAAGCCTGAGCCGGGTATGCTGCTGATCGGCGGCGATGCGTCTGGTCTGGAGCAGCGGATGCTGGCCCACTACCTTGGGCGATGGGACGGTGGTCGCTACGCTGCGATCGTCGATTCAGGTGACATCCACTCTATGTTTATGGAGATCCTGCATTCCGTAGGCATTGAAGTAAGCAGGCCGGAAACCAAAACAATTGAATACGCGTGGCTGTATGGGGCTGGTGACGATCACCTTGGCCGTCTAGGTGGGGGTGACTATCGCCGTGGTCGCCTGATTCGTGCCAGCTTCGCAGCTAAGATCGAAGGCATGAAGCCACTGCTGCGGGAGATCGAGCACTTCCGCGGGCGGCAGGGTGCAGTCAAGTCACTGGACGGTAGGCGGGTAGCCACCCGCGCAAAGCACAGCGCACTGAACAGCTTGCTTCAGTCTGCTGGCGCAGTAGTCATGCGCTGGCAGTTTATATTCCTGAGGCAGGAGCTTGAGAAACGAGGACTAAAGTGGGGACAGGATTACATTCCATGTCTGCATGTACACGACGAGGTGCAAGGGAGCATCAAGTCTGAGCATGTGTCTATCTTTACCCAAGCCTTTGAGGAATCCTTTAAGCGTGTCGGGGATGCGCTTAACTTGCGCGTGCCCCTACGCTGCGAGGTGAAGACAGGTAACTCTTGGCTAGAGACGCACTGATGAATAAGAGTACCGCACGTTACTACGCTGGGTTCCTTGACGGTGAAGGTTGCTTCACCATGCACCGTAATAGTCCGCGAGTCTATGCAAGTAACACACACCTCCCCTCGCTGGATAGGCTGCGCGACCAGTTCGGAGGAACTGTGCGCGACCGGGGCGTGGGAGATGGAGAACGCCGCCAAATGTTTGAGTGGTATGTCTACGGCGACTCTGCAATTAACGTGTGCAAGCAGCTACTGCCGCACCTTCGTGAGAAACAAGCACAGGCTGCGCTGCTAATCAACGCACGCTTTGAACCCCGCCCGCACGCAAAGGAATCATTGACTCGAATGCTCCACGATCTTAAGAAACTATGACGACTCTCCTCATTGATGGCGACGGTCTACTGTACCGCGCCTGTAAAGCAGTAGAAATTGAAGAACAGTTTGGACCTGATCACCACGTACTGTTCAGTTCCTTTGATGATGCAAAGGACAAGTACACCCGCGTGCTTGAAGATATGCTTGACACCATTAAGCATACAAGCTACGAGGTTTACCTAAGCGGCTGGTCAAACTGGCGGCACCATGTCCTGCCTTCATACAAGTCTAATCGTACAGACCGTAAGCCTTTGTGCTATGCACGTACAAAGGACTGGTTGCTGGAGGAGCAGGGCGCAATGATGGAGGAGACGCTAGAGGCGGATGACCTGATTGCAATTAACATGACTACCCGCCGGGACTGCACAGTCGTCAGCCAAGACAAAGACTTCTACTCTGTCCCCGGCAGCTTCATCCGCCTGCAAAGCGACATGGCACCGGAGCCGTCAGTTGTGACGCAGCCCGCCGCGGCTAGGTTTAACCACATGCTTCAGACTATTTCTGGGGATAGAGTTGATGGGTACTTTGGCTGTACTGGGTATGGTCCGAAGCGATCAGCTAAGTTCCTTAACGATATTGTTAAAGTCATTGAGGAGGTACAGCCGCATGAAGTTGAGGATGTGTGGTACGAAGTCGAACGGCTGTTCGCGCATTGCGGGCACGAAGAACATGAGGCTAAATTAAATGCAACTGTGGCCCACCTTATGCACGACGACCCCGGCGTCCCGCGCCCTTGGCTTATGGAGGTAGAAGTATAGTGGGGGATTCCAGTCTACGACAACTAGTCAAGGTGCTGCGACAGCAGTACCCGTACACCGCACCGGGTGACCTTTACCCAAGCGGTAGCCAGTTTGAATTCCTGTGGAACATGGCTATCCGAGAGGGACGGGAGCAAGTGATCCGCCACATTGCGGAACTGTCCGGTGAACCTCAGTCTTTTCCTGTACCGGAGAATCCAGTCGATGTGTTTGGCCCCGAAGATCGAAGCGCCGCCGACGCCGCCGCCCGCTCCAGCCGCGATGCAGGCTCCGCAGCCTACGGCGAAGAGAGCTAGGCGCGGAGAAGCTAAGGCAGAGCAGGTAGACACGCAGCGTGGCGGCATCCTTAATAGGTTCCGGCTCCAAATCCCTGGACTGAATACTTAATATGCAATCCCTAGCCGAAACGTATAGGCACTTAGAACGATTTCGTTCAGAGTTTCTGGAGCGAGCTTATCGCTCTGCCACCCTGACGATTCCTTCTGTTCTTCCGCGTGAGGGGCTAGGTCGTGACCGTCTACCGCAGAACTACCAAAGCGTGGGGGCTCGCGGGGTCAACAATCTATCAGCTAAGATTGGTCTGACCCTGTTCCCCACGCAACTGCCGTTCTTCCGGCTGGCGATTGACCCCTACCTCAAGAGGGAGATCGCTAACAAGAACCCGGAGAACGCAGTCAAGAGTATCCAAGAAACGCAGGCGCAGATTGATAAGAACCTAGGTCTCATTGAAGAGACAGCTAGGATCGAGTTCGAGACTGGTGGCTGGAGACCTGTCATGGCTGAGGCCATGCGCCATCTTATCGTAACAGGTAACGGTTGCGTACTGAAGACTGGTGCGGGTATCCAGTTTATTGATCTGCGTAAGTTTGTAGTCAAGCGGGACCCGGAAGGTAACGTCGTTAAAGTTATCATCCACCAGAAGATTGACCGGACCCGCGCATCGCAGCTTGTGCCGCAGGGGTTCGATCTGCCTGACGGTCCCCCTGACATTGACGATGTGTACGGCACTTCGGACGA